CTCCGATACAGAAGCAAGCAATACACTGATTGTCCCCCGGGGAGGCATGTATTTATTAACCCTGTCCGATAGTACGCGCGTTTGGCTCAATGCCGATTCCCGCCTGGAATATCCATTGGCTTTCTCTGGAAATATGAGGGAGGTGAAATTGAAAGGAGAGGCTTATTTCGAAGTCGTAAAAAATGCAGAAGCTCCATTTGTTGTAAAGACCGATTTAGGAGATATAAAAGTTTTAGGAACCCAATTCAATGTGAAGTGCTATCCGGAAGAACCTGTGATCGCAACAACTTTGGTGAGCGGTAAAGTCAGCTTTACTAATCCGGCATTATCCCCTGCAACCCTGCGACCGGGACAACAGCTTACCTATAAAAAAGGAGCAGACCGGGCCGTACTCCGGCCTGTCAATGTCCGGAACTACGTAGGCTGGCGGGAAAACTTACTGGTATTTCAGAGCGAACCCCTGGAAAATATCATGCAGGTATTATCCCGGTGGTATGATATTCAGATTATTTTCGAAAATGACCGGTTAAAACAACTGGAATTTTCCGGAAACCTGGACAAATACACCGACATCAAAACTTTCTTCCGTTTGTTTGAAATGGGAGCCGATGTCCGTTTTGAGATCGATGACCGGACTGTTTATGTCAGGGAAAATAGGAAATAAATAAAGGAGGGTACGTCCAGCTACCAACTATTCATACCCTCGTTCGATTCCATATTATTCATCTAAAATTCATAACATGTACGACAAATTTATGAAAAAAAAGCAGAAAAAACTTTTTATGGTGATGCGTTTCATTTGTTTTTTGACTTTGTGGCTGAGTTTTTCAGCTACAGCATCGGTGTTCTCCCAGCAGGAGGTTACGTTAAGTGTGAAATCGGAAGCATTGAGCTATGTTTTGATGCAGATCAAAGATCAAATAAGGGGGGTAAAACGAAATGCGATAAATTGAGTTATTCCACATAAACGGAATAGCTTTGATATACAAATAGTTATGATTGAATAGGAGAGGAGAGAGGGAAAAACGAAAAGTTTACTCTGCTTTACTTTGGCTTTACTTTAGACTTTACTCTGAATAGTTTGAACGCCTATCTGCTTTACACTGCAGCGAAAACTTAATATACGGTGGAGTAGGAGAGGAGAGGGGTGAGCACATTGGCCGCAGAACGCTTTTATTTAAGCGGATTGCGGCTTTTTTATGCTCTGTTGATAGGATTATCATTTCATATTAAAATAGCCTGAATTCGGCGTTCAAAATAGCGGAAATAGGAGAGGGGCAAATGGTATTCATTTGAGGGTGGAATATTGCGTTTTTTAGGGGTTGGTTGTGCATTTGGTTGTGCGTTTGGTTGTGCATTTTTGTAATAAAAAAAACGAAATGTTTTTAATGGTTGTGCATTTGGTTGTGCATTTCCCGTTAAAAATAGACGTGTTTAGATATAGAAATTGCCTATTTATTAGCTGTTTTATAGTTGTTTTGTGGTTTTCAGAGGGGGAAAATACCATAAAAAAATAATAGAAATCAGCATATATTGTTGTTTAATATGCTGATATACAATATAATGAATAACTGATTCTTATTTGATAAAAATCAAAAGTGCGTGTGCAGCTAATATTTGGGACACTTTTTCCCGAAAATTATACGACATCTGCACATATTGCATCGGGTGCAGCCGATTGTTGTGTACCCAATAACTTTACTTGTTCTTTTAATTTGCCGATTTCCTCTGCTTGTTCTGCGATTTTCTCTATAAAGTAGTGGGTGTTTTGGTCGGGAGGTGTGTATTGCGTCTGAGAGGTAGAATTATACAGCATCTCCCCTCTTTCCATTAATAACCACTCTGCTGATATATTCGCATTTGCGCATACTTTTTCGAGGACATCATAAGATGGCTTACCTTGCCTCGTACCTACAACATTCTCAATCACAGTAGCAGATACACCTATTGCGTTGGCAAAAGCTCGTTTGTTTCCGCCGTACAATTCTTTGATAATATGGTTCATTCGTTCATTTATAGTCATACCTCTCCTATTTTATTTGCGCAAAAGCGAATAAAATATTCGCAATTACTTGTTTTATTCGCAAATGCGAATTATATTTGCAGCACGATAACAATGTAAACGGCTGTAAAAGTACAAAAAGCGGTTGATATTGCAATGAATAACTAATAAAAACAGAATTATGCAAGCAATTAAGGTACAAATCTATTTTTCGGAATGGGAAAAAGTAAGTGATTTTATTTCTGAAATAAATATAGATGAAGAAATGGCGGCTTACGCTATTGATAACAGAACTATGGTGATAGCGACAGTTGGAGAGTGTTCTATGGCCTATGCAAAGGCACAGCTGAAAACTTGGTTTAGTGATCCTACTATTGAAACCATTAAATAAGAAAAACATGAAAAAGAGAATTGTAGTTGAGTACGGGAAAATATCCCAAATCTCAAAAGATTTTAAGGTGACGAGGCAGGCCGTTTATAAGGCATTGAATTATTTGAGTAATAGTTCTAAGGCTACATTAATCCGAAAGGTAGCCATTGAACGTGGAGGCGTTGAAATCGGTGATCAAAAGGAAACGGCATGAAAAGGATGTTTTTGCTCCTTTTGGGAGATGAGTTTAAAGAGTATTTCTCTTTGACTACAAAGCAAAAGTTTTATGTGTGGTATTTCTGCTTGAGTTTCTGTTTTTTGTGTATAACAGATGATAGTCCGATTTGGGCGATTATAGTGGTGGTTTTGAATTTTGCTAATGCCGCCCGTCTGATTAAAAAAGTACCAATTTCAACCGATGACAAAGATACTTAAAATAGGTGAATCCCGGACGGTCTTTTGAGGTGGTTCGATTCCGCCTCCGGGGACTAAGATTTTAAAATAATGGAGTATTTCAATAAAATAGTATGCGTAACAGTTCAGGAATTAACCAGCTCTGAAAATGGAGAACCGGTGATTTCATTATGGACGCTTTATTCTTTAATTCGGAGAGGTAAGGCTCAACGGGTTAATAGAGGCGG